ACTGCATTCGTTCTTTATTTGTTTGTAGATATCTTTTCTCGGACGTGTAGTCTGGAAAATAACTATCTTTAAATTGTCTATATGTTGGTGGTTTTTCGTCAAGATGCTTACAGTGTTCTTTATATTCTTTCTCAAAGTCTTCTTCAAGTTGATAAATTTGGATGTTCAACTTTGCGAGATGTCCCTGATCCATTAATTCTCTAGCCGTAATAGAATGTTGCACATCACCCAAAGATATACGAACTGCCATCGCATCTGTCTCGGCTTTTGGAAGCGTTCCAGTAAATCCAAACCGTAGAGGAATGTGTGGAGCGTGTTCATTTAGCAACTTCTGGAGAACCTGTCCTTTTGCCCCATGACATTCATCAACAACAATCATGCCAAATTCTTGCATAAGTTTTGGATTATTTTGAAGGGACTGCCACGTTGAAACAACGTGTTGGTGGTCAATATCTTTTACTTCGCTGTAATAACGACCTGTATCAAGTTCACAAATCTCATATTCAACGGCTGTTTGTTCAATCAAATCCTTTGACGGCACGATTGTTATGGAACGAATGTCGTATTGTCCATATGAGTCACAAAGAGACGCACACATTAATGTTTCACCAGCTCCTGTTCCTGCGATACACAACCCACCACCATTTGTGATTAGATTATTGACTCCTGTAAGTTGATAATCTCTAAAGATAATATTTTCATTCCACTCGGGATGAAAAATATGACTATACATCGTTTTTGTAATTGCTGGAGGAGTCGGAACATTAGACTTACGATCATCATCAATAGCAACTCTATATCCAAGACCAATAAGTTGAGGAACGATAGTATTCAGAAGATAAACATACGTCTTTCCGTTTTTATGGAAATAACGTATCCTTCCGTCCCATTGACCGAGTTTATATTTTGGATTAAAGAAAAAGTTCGGCGCCTTCCGTGAATATTCATCATAGAAATACGCAATATGATCAGGAGCTAAACCCACAATCACACAATTTACTTCGTCTAATATTTTTACTTTTGCTGTTCTAGATGTCGACATGCTCCAGGCTCGCCACTCTTATTTTTGTTATGTTATTGAGTTTGAAACCACGAGACTTATATGCTTCACATACTGCCTCGTATTTTTTGTATATCTCTCTTATTTCAAGATATACCTCATTTTGTTTTAAATATGCTTCTTCGTTGTTAATGTAGTGTTCTTTTTGTCTGTCCGAAAGATCCCTATTATATGTTTCGGTAAATTTTTTAAATAGTCTTCCTCGAGCCGCCGCAGTTTTTGCGTCAAAAAATTTCTCAAGTGTACTGAGTTCAGCTCGACGTGACTCGTAATAATAATACCAAGAAGAATGTTCAGCGTTCGCTGCTTCTAGGTTCTTACCCTTTATTGCAATGTTAGCTTCTACTTCTTCTAGTCCCTTTTCATATTCAGCTAGGATAACAGGTAAGTTTTTATAATCTTCTCCTAGCCTTTCAATTAAACTCAATTCAATTTATCCCCTTTTGTCGTAGTCATTCCTGACAAAAAGAACGCTTCAAGTTGTTCTTCTGTTAGATCACTATAGTCGAAATCCGGACCAATGTCCATACCAAGTTGATTATGCATAACATCTTGCATTACTTCGTCGTATGTTTCAGGTTCGTGACCATAAACAGCTTCGTACTCATCACGAAGATGTTTTTCTGATTCTTTAAGATGTTGAACAATCTCGTACTTTGAGCCGTTGTCTGCTAATTCAATTGGAAGCGCGACGCGAACAAGTTTATCCATCATCATAGCAAGAGGATTATCAAGCGTCACGGTTGTTTCACCATCAGAAATAATATCGCCTTCAGCATATTTAATTATACCGGCAATGACTAAATGGTCATCGATTATTTGCACATGATTCCAAGTTAACTTCGAATGTTCTTGTTCTGATAAGTCCATCATTTCAAGAACGGCTGGAATTACGGATCCAGCCAGAAGCTCTAATATCTCATCGTTATATTTTGCGTATACTAATGAACGCTCTTCTAATAACTCACGTAGTCGGCTCATTCCACATTAACCTTTGTGTTTCCATTAATACCTCTGCTGCATTTAGCAAGTTTGGTGTCTTGGGCAAATCTGTCGCCTTATATAGTTTTTCACGGATTAACACATCCATTTCCTCTGCGTACTCAACACACTCTTCATAAGTCCAAGCACCATTTCGGATCGCAAGTAATTCTTCCGCATCCGGACGTTTAACTTTAAGAACACCCTCTTCAAGAGCTTCTTTACCCATACGAAGCAAACGAACAAGATGCATAGCGTGTTTTGTATCGTAACCGTATTTCTCTTCAAGCGTGCCACGAGTCTCATTACGATTTTTCTTCCACTCCCAATATTGAGAGTGTTTTTCCCTTGCAACGTTATATACGTCTTGATTAAACTTTACCACCATTACAGGTAGTCCAAGTTTACCACGATCTTCGTCTTCAAACGTTGTGTTTAAAGTAAAATCAATAGAAAACAAACGATAATTTGAAGCTTCGTAGACACCAAAGATGTTAGAACCATACGGAACAAACCTGTGTCCATCCCTAAACTTATAGGGGTTGAAGCCGAATTCTTTATCGTTGGTAAAATTTTGAACAAGCGACAAAAAGTCGACCTGCCGAGGCGGATCGTCTGGTTGGGGATTATTGATCCATTTATTGTGACCTTTGATACGCTTTAATTGAGACAAAGCATACCCGCTCGTCGTAAATGCAATCTTCGACGACAGAAATTCACTTCGATGTTTGCGAAGGAACCAATATGCATCTGTTGCATCAACAACATCAAAAGGTTCGACCCACAACGTTTCGACGATATTTGGATTACAATTGAGACACAACTTCATAAAATGAGCAAGCTCATAAAACTTCGTATCCTCTTCGCTCTCATCTTCCTTTTCACGAATTGGATAGAAAGGTGTGAGTAAATTGATTGGGTTCGCACAGAAAACGCCGCGATAGTCGACGTCAGACGTCGGTATAGCGGTTCCATACGCGTGACTGCCTGCCAAATGCTTGACTAGCATGTTATCGCGCATCAATTCTTCAGCGGTTTTCAGGTTCATAATTTCTCATTACGCCAAAACTGGGCGTCGTTGTATTTGTTGAATGCTTCTTCTCCAATAATGGATTTAGCATCAACTTGTACGGGTTGAGGATGTTGCACAGCAGCGTAGATCCGGATCGTGGAAATCCTGTTAAAAAGTGGATAGTCTTATCAGTCATTTGCACTATTATACGAGAAAAGACTAGGGGGATCAACGTGTGAACCCCCCAGAAAAGCCGGCTAACTGGGGATCGCGTCCGGATCGCGTCCACGAGTAGGTGCTCACATGAGGCCTTACTTCACAGCGGCAGCTTATTTTTCTCCGTCAACTTTTGCTTGCCGACGTGCCCTAGATGAACGCTCATCTTCTGGACCTTCTTCTTCACTAGCGACACCAGTCCCGAGTAAAAATGCTTCACTCATTGCTTCTGCCTTGGCGAGAATATCATCAGCCCTTTCAGCGATGTCTTTTTCGTACCACGAGGTGTCCTCACCAGCTATTACATAACGAGAACCCTTCTTTTTAACAATATCGAGTTCTTGAGCTACTTCAACCAAACCAGAATAAGGATCCATTCCCTCATCGTAAGGAACTTCAATTGTAACTTTCTGGAAAGGCTTCGCAAATCGTGTTTTATATCCTTCACACTTCATACGAATACCCTTAACTTCAGTCGCACCAGTATCCTTCAGTTTGAGTTTTGTTAGCAAAATAACTTGTGATAGTGAATAACGAATTGCGTCTTTGACAACCCATGCGCCTTCACCGTTACGAATATCTTGGTTACGATAAACAGCATCTGTAACAACCATTGAAACATTCAAACGCTTAATCGTCTGTACAAATGTTCGTAGCATTGCTTTTAACTGTTTATTACGCTGACCTTGATCACCTTTTGTATTACCTTTTGCAAAATGCTCTACTTCAGTTTCAGTCATAAGCATATCAAGACTATCAATAACAATTAATACTTGAGGAGCATCGGGATCGTCGTCACCATATTCTGCTTTGTACCCTTTAATAAAAGATGACACTATTTTTGTTACCTGAGGAATCGTACTAGCAGCAACATAAGTATAGTTGTCTGTAATATCAACGCCAATAGCGGCAACAAAATTCTCGTCAAGAGCGTTTTCGGTATCGATTACAAGAACATGAGCACCTTCTTTTTGTGCCGATGCCATTAAGTTTGAAGCAAGAAAACTCTTACCCGCACCCGATGGACCAACTAAACCAGTTACTCGTCCTTGTGGAATTCCTTTAAAAAAGCTACCCGAAATAATTCGATTAAGTGTTACGTTGCTAGTCGTATACCAATATCGGGGTGGCTCACCACTACCGACTTGTACGTCAAGCTTATCAAGATCCTTTTCAAAAGTTTTTAAGAAATCCATCTTACTCATAATAATCTCCTAAAAGAAATGGGGGCGAAATCGCCCCCGTCTTGATTAGCTATTTTGCTGTGAGCGTCGAGCGCGAATCTGCTCGAGGATTGCGTCAGCTTCGTCAGAACCACCGTCAGATGATTCTGTTGTAGCTTCTTCTTTACTCTCCGTTGCAGCTGGCGTTGCAGCTGGCGTTGGAGTTGGTAGCGAACTACCTGTCAAAGCTGCTTCAAGCATTCCCTGAACTTTATCGAAACCAGGATTCTTTGGAAGAAGGTTTGATAGTGTACCAAGATTTTCTTCGACAAGAACTAGCTCGTCTTCGGTGAGATCAGTAGACTTACGAACAAAACGTGAACCAACAGCATATGTTGAATAATCGCCCTGCTTAGTCTTCTTAATGATAAAGTCACTACCGCCATTAAATGCGTATGGAACCTCATCCAGCTCACCACCTCCAAAGGCTTCCTTGATTACATTGTAAATCTGGTAGCCAAGTGTTAGATAACGAACTTTGCCTTCGTGAGTCTCGCCTGCATCATCAGCATCCAAAGGATCCTCGACGATAAGAGCTTGTGTAATGTACTGCTTCTTTCTCCAGTACTTTTTACCGTTGGTCTTATCTTCTTTCTTGTAGTACTCCGAAGATACCTTACAAACTGGGCAATCCTCTTCATACATTTTGAGGCAAGCAATAGACTTATTCTCGCCATTGATTTGAAGCGTATGCATTAGCTTCTCAACCATGAACCCAAATGGATTTTCACCATCCGCATCAGGCAGGAAACGAACTGTGGCAGATTCGCCATCTTTCATTCGCCAGAAGGGATAGTAGTTGCTTGGCAGGTTACTGCCGTCGGAATCGGCTTTCTTAAAAGCGCCTTGTAGTTGTTCAAGTGTTAAAGACATTATAATTCTCCTTTCTTAATTCTCGTCTACTTGTTATTATTGTTATTCTCTTTTTAGGAGATTAACAGTTATCTTACTTCTCGTCTATGTGACTTTCAACGGTCACAGAAGTATTTATACTTTCGGTTTTGGGGGATGAAACTTTTAGTGTTGGGTACCATTCCTCCGCTTGTTCTACGGTGATAACGTTGGTAAATGGATGTGTAATTTTCGAAAAATCAACGCTTAATTCCTCTAACAAATACTGCCAAGCCAATTGAATCGATGTAGGAGGTTTTGGGACATAAATTAACGGCGTTATTCCACAAGCAGTATAAGAAGTTTGCGGGTCAATCATTTCGTTTGGTTTGTGATAAACACCTAATTGATTATTTTCAGATGCAGTTGTCTTTACGATATGAATGTATGTATACACAGCTCTTGCATAGTCATTAATATCATATTTAATTCCTTTCGCGAGTGCTTCTCGAAGCATACGCTGGCCAGCGTTGGCGTGAAGCGAATAGAAATGTTCTTCTACGTTAAGGTTCTCTTGTTTATTGCGGTTGTTTATCAATGCTTGAACAGACCATAAATTTGTTGGTATTGCTGTGAAATCATATAATCGTTGTCCAATTGCGCGTCTATTATCTTTGATTTTTCCTTCGCGTCTATTGGAAGGACCATTCTCAATACTTTTCCAATATCCTTCGAAGACAGTAAACTGATAGCTTAATCTTTCATGAATCTCTGTTGCTTTTTTTCGCGCGGTCTCATGCTTTCGCTTGAGAGCTTTTCTTTGTTCAATTTCTTCTTGACAAGCCATTCTGCAATTAAATTTATATTCGGGAAGATTTCGCTTATTATGAAGTTCTTTTTTGACCGCAGCAAGATCCACATTTTTTAAATGTGAAATAATGTCGGGCCGATCTTGGTAAGCTTCAATTATATCTAAACAACGTTCTTGCGTAGTCATTATACTCCTCCTCTTATTATTTTTATTAGAGGTTATATAGAGTAAAAGAATTTACGCTAACGAGTCGAGAACGTCAACAATTAGACAATAGTTATACCAACACCATTAAGTAACCAAACATCCTTTCCGGGAGAACCAACAGGAGTAGCGAGGTTAGGAGAGCCAGCTGGTAACGGCGAGCCATATCTAAGCGGGGAACCAACAACTTCATGTAGCCACAAGGTGGCTTGGGCTGGACTATCAAGAGTAAACTGATTAGTAAGAGGTGAACCAGCACCAGCAATTGGAGATCCGATTGACGTACCATCTATTTGTGAAACAATTTGAACATTAGGACCAACTGCGATTGCTGCTTCGTTGGCAT